GCTACAATCTTACAAACAATTTGAGAAACAAGATTGTTAAAGCTAAGACAAAGAAATAAAGTAATGTTGGAGAGACACGAAATTACTGTTCTGGCCGAAGAAGTATACACACTTGGAGCTGGATATTCTGAACGTGTATACCACAATGCTATGGAAGTTTTACTGCGTAAATTGGGTGTTCCTTATGAAAGTGAACGTATAGTTACGATTACTTTCAAGGATCATGTAATCGGAAACTTGAGAGCCGACATTATTATTGATAATCAGATTGTTCTTGAGTTTAAAACCATCAAAAATCTCAATGACCAGGTAGAGTTGCAGGCATATAACTATCTGAATCTGACTGGCTTGAAGACTGCGTATCTGATAAACTTTCCTCCGTTTCCGAATCGGGAAGTTGAGATTCGCTGTGTTGCAGTAGGATCATTAGAGGAAACAGTTTAGCCATCATTCGATAAAACTCTTTAGCTTCATCATGATATTTTTTAGCATCACGGAGACTATCTGTGAGTAATTCACGAGCTCTTTGTAGATGATAATTTGCCTCTTCTACACAGAACTTTTCGTGTTCATTCATTACTTTAAGTATTATCGGTATCTTTAAGTTTGGGACACATTGTACATGTGTCCAATCTCGAAAAGCAAAGTGATGCACATACATAGTGATCACATTTTCTAAACTTAACACATTTTGTTGCTTTTCTACATATTGGGCATTCTGTATCATCCATGAACTCTAGGACTTCGTTCTTAAATCTCCAAAAGCAACTCGTGCAAACTTTCAAACCGGGTTTTACCCTTTTGAAACATACATCATAGTTGGGACAGTTCATTATTATATAGTTGGTATATATTGCCACTTTAAATCGTCGCAGATTTTCTTCCATATGACATCTTGTTGATATAGTTTCTCCTTCGATTTGAGAAGTGGAAAATATTGAAGATATTCATCTTCCCCCAATAGTTCGCAAAACTTATAAAGAACATATGAATAACTCAAAAAGTTCTTTCGCTCTGCTGGACAATTATCGTCGAATGGCTTTTGTATATCCTTAAACATAATCCTAAGTCTCTCTTCCAGTTCTAATGGCATATTTGGAGCTTTTATACCATTCAAAGTGTTTGTTATATATGGCACGTGCTCATAATATTTGTTTAATCGCAACTTCTTCAACAAACTCCTAATTTTTGTATGAGTAATCTCATCAAGTTTCTTAATTTTCATCTTCTTGAGTTCCACTCTCAATTGTTCTATAACTTCATCCGGAATGTTTGTCATCTCTTGAGCTTGAAATTGACTTAACCATTCATTAAAATGATTTTCCCGTTTATAACAATAGTTGATAACCTTCTCCGAAGTTTCTTGTTCTTCTCTATAGGTAAGTTCTTCACTAATTAGAATCGCTATAATGGCACCACACGAATCACAAACCAGTTCACTCGTGTCATGAAAGTGTACTACATTACTATATGGACATGTAGAACACTCTTCGGATATACGATCCATTGGTCTAGCTATATTGTGGTTTTCGACATCTATCAAATAGTCTCTAAATATATCCTTTCGCGCAAGACCGACAGTTTCTTTTACATTGAAAACATTATCCGTATTCACCATTTCTTGTGTTTCATCTGTATACTGATTCATAAATGGAAGACACTTCATGAGATATTCTGACATTTCAGTCTCATATTTATTCTTATTTTCGGGGTCATTCTTTATAAGTTCTGCCCAATTGCCAACTTTATTGTTATACCTACTTAAAAAGTTTCCCTCCATTATAATTAAGAATGCTTCTTAAACTTTTAAGTACTATTTTATATCTTTTCAAAAGATTGATTACACCGAAGGATTTTGGTATAATTTCGGAAGAAATGGAGTATACTATAGATGATAGTGAGGATTATGAACTGAAAGATGACTTCTGGAAGGGTGAAAGTAAGGATTGGAAAGACGGCATTCTACACAATTTTTATACGCTTGTCACAGGACAGGACTTTAGAAACACCAACGTTCCCGAAAATGTTAAAAAGGTAATACTCAGAATTAAATACTGGTATGATGGACGAGTATACAAGGCCATCACTAATGACATAAACTTCCAGCCAGGTATAGGTGAAAGTAATACGATGAACTTTACGATCCCTTTGAGTAAAGTATGGTTAGTGGATAATGATGATAAACCACAGATTGACATTACTGAAAAGGTGAAACGGTATTCTGGACCTAGGAATGATTTTCATGGACAACAGGTGCCATTGAAAGACTTTTTTTATTATACTGGAAAGACACTTCAGAAGAAGTATCCAAAGATAATGCTCACGAACTCAATTGGTATGAAAAAAACTGTATTTACACTCGAACACTTTACAACTGATCTTCGGATACCTTAGTCGCTAGATAGAACTTCAGTTCTCCTAGATTTGCGACATTGTACTTTAGAATTAGAAACCTATTCCCATTTTCTTGCATAAGTTGCACAGACGCACACATACTCGTCTTCTGTTTCATCTGGGCATTCGATGTTCGTCTCTTGGGTTGCAAAATCACCTTCACACTTGAGTTTGAGTTGCTTACCTACACGTGTAATTTCAATATCTGTACCAATGTTAGACATGTCTCGACAGAGTCTCTGAAAATCCATGGATGGGAGAGTTGTGACACTCGTCATGACAACATCGGGTACCTCAATACGACTCTCGTTGATATCGAGAAGTTTTAGTTGAAACTTTGTACACGTCTTTTTTACTTCACTCACAATTTCAATATCCATGAACTCAAAGTTATCAGCCGAAAGAAACATATCTATGAGAGAAGTTCTGGCTGTATCGAGTGTTACAACATGCATTCCATCGGGTTTGAAGTAAATATTGACATCATTGAGAATATCTTTAAGTACTTCAAACGTCGACTTTATTGCAGACGCTTGAATTGTTACCAATTTCATAACTATTTTTAATATGTGACAGATCTTTAAATCTGTTCTGAATACGCAACTCCTTTACTCACATCGCGGTTTATCCTTTCTTCAAGATCCCGGGTAATGGCGGGCTGAAGAGATTGACCGTAGTTATCTAAACTGAAAATATCTTCACCACCTTCACCACCTTCCAGGTTTGTCATCGAACATGAACCAGAAAATCCCCAGTGAGAGACTTCCTTGTTTGGTAATAGAGAGTCCAACCAGTTTTTTATTTCTGTGCCGACGAGAACCTTCCCGTTCTTTGTCAACATGGTTGGAACACGATTGATTTTGTTTCTGTAGGCGGGTGGTATACCCTGAGTGTTGACATTATGGTAGTGAACCATTTGCTTCAATTGTGGCTGCTTTCCTATGTACTCAATAATCTCCATAGAGTGTTTGCATCGGGGGCTATAAACCAGAAGTGACATCCTAATATCTATGTGGTATTTTCTAAAAAAAAATTAACGCATACTAGTAAAGATGAGACTACTTTTGACAATCGTACTTCTCGCGATTGTCCTGTTGCTAACCACGAAACGTGAACCATTTACGGAGCTTTTTGGTTTTTCAGGGTACAAGAAACCCGTGAAGACTGTGAACTTCACCGACTCCAAGCCCGATCTGACTGGTTATAGTCAGGCGGAAGTCGACATCAACAATGACATGATGCAAGATTTCGTTCTCAAGGCGAATAAAGAAATTACAAAGAGAACTGGTCTCTGTACCTATATCATCGAGACGACTTCTGTGAAGCGTTATGTCAATGAAGAGGGTAAACAAATATACGAGTGCATGTTCATGACAGTACGGGACAGTGGTTTCGCTTTCGGTTTTTCCGTTGTTGCGTCTTATGAAGTCGTGAATGGTGAAGTCCGACTAGTGTCCTTACGCTCTCAACCTCTTGATGTTCAAACTGTCTCTGATGTGAAGCCATTCGTTGACGGTACAGAGGGCAAGGAGTTTGTTAATTATGAACTTGTTAAGGAGGCTGCCGTGCCTACCAGGAGTGAGTTAGAAATGGCTAAAAATAAATTACAGTAATTGTAATGATTAGTATCAATGATGTGACAAAAATTGATAATAAGAGAAAACAGATACGAAAAGAAATATACACACGTATCTATGAACAGTTTTCTCGTAAAATAAAACAATGTGTAGAATTGGGTCAAAAACAAGTGTTTCTCACTGTACCCTCATTTGTAATTGGATATCCAACATTCGATAGACATTTGGCGGCTAAATATATCACGAGACAATTTCAATTAGGTGGTTTTACTGTACAACTCGTCGGTGAATATGAATTGTATGTTTCATGGATTATTCCAAATAAGAAGAAGGAAGTTGAAAAAGAATCTGAAGAGACTGAGTTTCCAAATCTCATGAACCTCAAAAAGATGGCTAGTAAGTACAGGGGGAGTGCGTAGTAAACGTATTATAAAAAAACCTCTTAACCATAAATGGATAATCTTAATATTCTTGTCGAGGCGCGTCGTGAATACCTCGGACAATTATGTATTATCATGTGTCCAGCTATGATTGAAGTTTTCCAGGATCTTTATGTCGAAGCTACAAAGCTCTCCAAGGGGCGAAAGACTCTCATTATGTATCAGAAGCTTCTCAAGGAAGTTCCAAACTGGTCTAATGCGATGTCTAAGCAACACAGCGATAATATAACTAATCGTTGCTCGTGGTATGGTGATCTTCTGGCTGCCGTTTTTGTCGCGTGTACGAAGATTCTTTCTGCCGTTCGTCTCAAGGCTGATAACAAGAAAATATCCCTAAAGTTGCCAAGTAATGAGGTTTTCATCCAGACCTGCTACAATAATGTCGCGAAGGATCTCTATAGGGATCCCTACATTTTCCATGACGAACAGAGTGAATATGTGAGAGATGATCAGCTAAAGGCGCGTTTTTCAGTGTGTATCGAAGCCACTGTCAAAGAACTCATCCCAGTCCAAGAGATTCTCCAGACGTACATGTCACAAGAGACACGTGACATTGACCTAGACGGTCAAGTTCATGATACCGAAGACCCTGACGTATTTGAGGGTGAGCCAGAGCCAGAGCCAGAGCCAGAGCCAATGCAAGAAATGGAACCAGACGCGAACATGCAGGAAATGGAACCAATGGTGGGTACCGACGAGCAAGTGCAACCCACTGGTCTTGAAAATGAGTTCAAGACTGTCCCAGGTGTACAGTCTCAGGAGTATGAACCTGAGCCAGAACCTACTGAAGTACAAAATCCTCAGGAAACACAAGAAGAAGAAAATGTGTTCTTTGGGGATGCACCGGATCAGCGTGTAAAAAAAACTGCGTATAATTAAATGGAGTTATCCGAATATCTCAGAGATCCAGTGAGTGCGGCTCTCGTTGCCGCGGGTATAACCGCCGCTTATATTCACATCAAGGCGCAATTGAACAATGAAGGTAAATTAGAGTTGAACAAGTACACGAAACCCGCGATTCTTAATGCGATTTTAGTTTATTTTATCGTAGCCAACGGAATTGGTCAAAAAGAAGCCATTTCCAACGAACCTTTCTAGATTTTAACTTAAAGATTACGTATCATTATTAGCAAATGGCTTCTGTCACTGCGTTTAATGATATGCTTTCCCAATTTCTTGTGGAATTGCATCGCACCTTTCCAGATGAAAAGGGTATCAAAAAGATGACTACTTCTCTTGAAATGCTTAAACAAACCAACCCTCGCCTCGTTGTAGACGGTTTCATGACAGGTGTAACTCCATATGCCGATAAGATTTCTGCCAATGATGAGTCTTTCCTTCTTGAAGAGATTGAAAATATTGAAATTCTCAAGGATCTCAACATCAAGAGTTACTGGGGCCGAATGAGTGAGAATACCAAGTCTGCGACGTGGCAGTATCTTCAGACCCTGTACATGCTTGGTACAACCATTACAGCTATCCCAGCTGATACTCTCACCATGATTGAAGGTATCGCCAAGGATTGTGCCGACAAGATGCAGGATGATGGTGGTGAACTTAATCAAGACGCACTCATGAAGATGATGAGTGGTATGCTTGGAAGCCTTCCAAAAAAATAAAACTTCTTACATTATATTAAATGAAGGCTTGGTTTGACGACCCTCAGCAATTAATTAAATCTGAAAAAGTTTTACAATTTTGGCCTAATAAAGATCAAACCTCAGAGGATAGAATCAACTCTGCTTCGAGGTTTGTTATTTATGCATGTTGTATAATCTATCTCATTCGCCGTGATCCACGTATCTTCATTTTAGGGGGTACAGTTTTGGGTGTTCTTTATGTTATGTACAAGTCTAAGATGATAAAGGAGACATATGGTATGGCCATTGGAGCTGAAAGTCCTGGTTGCCAGATGCCTACAGAAGACAACCCAATGGGAAATGTTCTCATCACGGATTACACTGACGCACCTAACCGTTTAGAGGCTTGCTACTATCCAACTGTTCGACCATTCGTCAAGCACTACCTCGACGATCGCATCCCCTATGATGCGGGACGTTCTAGGTCTCCTCTTCCTGTGTACCAGCGTAACGCTGTGGCTCGCCAGTTCGTAACCAGTCCAGTTTCGAATATACCAGGAGACCAAACAGCCTTTGCTGAGTGGTTGTATGGTCCTAAAAATGGACCAATGTGCAAATCTAATCCGGAAATGTGTAACCCAAATGCGAGAGGTGTCCAGCTCGAGGCTTTTGCTGGAATTGGTCCAGATGGAGATGTCAGGGGTCTTAGAGGTGGTGGAAGTGTTCGAGGAGGGAGTGGTTCCTATAGTTAGATAAATATTCTCGTGTAATAATAAATGGCATATCAGCTTCAGCCTGGTCTTGCAATCGTTCAAAATGCTCAGGCTCTTCCACAGGTAAAGGCGACTGAGGAAGTTTTCGTCTACCCTCAGCCCAGTTCTTTAAATTGTGGTGACTGCCGCCCCAACACCATGCTCTATGGTACTGCCCCCTACAAAGCGGGTAAGGGTTCGCCAGCGCAATACATTGATACATCTGATCAACTGAGACCCCAGAGTACAACTCGTTTCAACAAGGTCATCGTTCCCACTTATGAGCGAAACCTCTTCCCCCTCTCCAACATGGAGTGCAAGGTTCCTCTCCGCGCTCTCAACTATGAACCAACCAGTAC